AAAATGATTTTAAAATCAGCAACAGGGAGAGCTGATGATAGATTGATCATTACAAAGGCAGTAATAGGAGATGGACAATTAACAAAAAGCATTGATAGCTTAACATCTCTTGTTAACCCTAAATTAGAAATCGGATTAAGTAATGTCAAAGAAGTAACAAATGGGCAAATGCAGTTACAATTTAACTTTGATAATAAAAAAGTTGAAACAGGATTTTATTGGAGAGAAGTTGGTGTTTATGGAAAGAATGGTGACAGTGGGCAAGAAAAACTCATTGGATATTCTAACGCTAGTGGATTAACCTCTTATATTCCAGATAAAACAAATGCAATTCCAATGCAACGCCTATTAATTGCTTTAGGGGTAGGAGACAATCCTAATGTAAAAGGTCTTATAGATTTATCTACGGCTGTTACAAGAGAACAACTAGATGAATCTATTAAAGCTCATAATTCCGCTACAAATGCTCATCAAGATGCATTTAATAAAAAGCTAGATATTAGTTCTAACCAGTATGCCAAATCTATTGTTAAACACAATCAAGGCTTGCAAGTAACAAAAGGCGATAACTCACAAGAAGTTATTAACTTTATTACTTCTAACTACAACGATAGCGATATTAATAAAGTGCTTAACTTAGGCACACTTAAAGGATTGTTAGGTCAAGGTGCTATCGTAGCATCGAAACTGGATAGTGTTAATGGATATGTGAAATTTGTAAACGGCTTCATTGTTCAATGGGGAATTACACAGTCAGACCCTGGTGCCGGTGGAGCGACATTTAATTTTCCGATTTCATTTAAGACAACAAACTATATCGCAATAGCTAATGGCGACCAATCGGTTGTTAATCTTAGTGGAATTGCTACGTGGTCGAATGCACCAAACTATATGACAATTGACAATACTGACAGTAGATATATTGGCAAGTATCGCGTAATTGCTATGGGGGTATAAAGAAATGAATCAATATGTATTTGTATTAAATGAACAAGGTGAACGCATTACATCTTTTGTTGATAATATGATTAGCAAAGATGAATTACTAGCAACTGCTAAACAGGAATGGCCGGATGCTGCTAATTATATTTACTCCGAAGACGGCGATAACATGCTTGACGAATTCATGAAAGGTAAATTCTATGTAGACGGCAAGTTTGTAGAACCACAGCCAAAGGAACCTACTAAGGCCGAAAAAATCGCTGAAATTAAAAATTATTACAAAGGACGTTTTGAAACACTAGAACAAATGTTATTGAGACGTCGATTAATTAACGGTGATATTACCGACTTGCAAGAACAGTTTAAAAAACTCAATCAAGAAATGGTGTTAAAGATTAAGGCGGTGAAATAATGGAAGCGATCGAAATTAAAAGTGATGTTCCTGTAATGAAGTTTTGCAAATTTTGTTATGCGACATTAAATGAAAATGGAACTTGCTCTACAGCGGACTGTATCCATAATGAATTAATGGAACTAGAAGCGGGTGAAGATAATGACACCAGTCAAGCATAATTTATCTGCTATTAAGGGCGAATACATTACGCTGACTATTGGATATAACGGCACAGTAGAGGCTGAGGATTTGTTTTCATGTGTAAGAAAGTTTGCCCAAGACGAACAGTATAGAGCTAAATTCAATATTGAAGTATCAAAGGATAATTTAACGGCCGATGAAAGCTGTAGAATTATCCTTTCTTTGGATACAAACGAACTACATGCTGGTAGGTATGCTTGGGACTTATTTATTTGGGCAGGTAGCCGCCCTATTAAATGCCTCGTTAAAGGGCAATTAACTATTCTTGAAGGTGTTAGCAACAGAGGTAAATAAAATGAGTGAAAATACTATTAATATTTATATGGGTGCAGAAGATAAAGTTAGTGTTAAAGACAATACTCAAATTATTAAATTGCAAGGCCCTAAAGGCGACCCTGGTCCTAAAGGTGAAGATGGAGTACAAGGTCCGAAAGGTGAACCATTACGTTTTGAGGATTTAACCGAGGCACAAAAACTAGAATTAAAGGGAGAAAAAGGCGATAAAGGTGAACAAGGTATTCCAGGCCATAAAGGTGAACCTTTTAAATATTCTGATTTTACGCCGGAACAGCTTAATGCCCTCAAAGGCCCTAAAGGTGATACTGGGGAAAACGGAGAACAAGGCCCTAAGGGCGAGCCGTTTAAGTACACTGATTTTACCGAAGAGCAGTTAGCTGCCTTGAAAGGTGAACGAGGAGAAAAAGGGGAGACTGGTGAGCGTGGCCGTAAAGGTCCGCAAGGTGATAATGTCAATCTTGAAACCGTCGCTAAACTTAAAGATTTATTATTAGACAATAATGTATTTGTGAAGAGTGACAGTCTTGAAGGCATTCTTCTTGAATACTTTGAAGCACAAAAAAATAGTAATACTGTTTACTTAGCTGATGATGCAAGTCTTGCAGAACCGTATATCACAGTGAATGAGGGCAAAATAAATATTACATATGGAGTAACCTTGCCAATCCGTATTAATGACGGTGAAATTCAATATATGAGTATGGCAAATATATCCGTTCCATTACCTTCTACAACAGAAAATACAACAATTAAATTCTATAATGCACGCATGAAGCTGATGTTTACTAAGACAGTAGAAGTACAATAAGAAAGGAGCGTATATGTGGACTTGGCAATTTGAGTTGAATGACATATTAACCACATTATCTATAGTTGCGGTAGTTGCCGGACTTGGATATAAAGTGTTGGTTATTCCGTTGCTTGAAAAGTTAGATTTGCAAAGATTGCAAGATAATTTAATGATTCAAGAGAAAATGGGTAGCTTAATTGAAACGTTAAAAGACCTAAAGGAAGAAATTAAGTTATCTCGTGAGCAACGCACAAAGGCATATACCGAGCATGTGAAATTAACATCACGTGTGGATAGCATTGAATCTCGAGTTGATGATATTAAGGAGGAGCTACATGAACATACCGCCAAATCTCATCAATACCGTTAAAAAATCATATCAATCTGTAAGGGTGGCTAACATCCACCCTACAGGTGTATTCGCTACACGGGCACTAGTATTTATTATGTTAGTGCCTATTTTATTAGTGGTTACTCAATATATTATGTCGTTTATTAGCGGGTATGTATCTGACAATGCCAATAAGCTGATCAATGTCGGCATCAATATTATTGACCATATCTTTATTCCAAGTGTCTTAACAGCCATTGTAGGGTTCTTAGGGCTTTGGATTGATAGAAACAATAACGGCATTCCAGACCAATTAGAAAAGGAGGATAAACGATGAAGATATTTATTAATCCAGGCCACGATATTAATTTAGATAGTGGCGCAGTTAATCCAGTCTACGGCACACGTGAATGTGACGTGGCACGTGATGCGGGTAAGATGTTAGCACGGTATCTCGAAACAGCAGGGTGTGAAGTTCGTACTCTACAAGATGATGATTTAGGTCTCGTATGTTCTGAATCTGATGCTTGGGGCGCAGATATCTTTGTGTCCATTCATTGTAATGCGTTTAACACGCAAGCTAGAGGTACAGAAACTTTGTATAAGTCCTTTAATGGCCAACGCTTAGCGAACGATATTCAAAGTCAAATCATCCGCAGCATTAATACAGTTGATCGTGGTGTTAAAAAACGTGATGACCTTTGGGTGCTAAATGGTACGGATGCAACTGCTGTATTAGTTGAAATGGCCTTCATCGATAACGAAGAAGACCATGCTATGTTGACTAATGATTTAGACACTATCGTACGTGCTATCGCTAGGGGAATTACTGACTACGCAGGAGGGGTATAATGTATGACAAAATCAAAGTATTATTTGATAACCCTA